TTTGCTTTTAACCAATTAACTGCTGGGATTTCTCCGCCTTGTGTACCTTTACGCTTGGCTGCACTACTCACATTATTCCCTCTTGTTGGTATCTGACTGCTACATCTTCTAAGTACATAGAGTCTGGGTTAAATGACAGACTAACATAGTTACTACCTGTTTGGTCTGCTCGCCCGTATCTGTTCTTAACTGGGGCTACACATAGGTATGTGTCATCTCCCTGTTTCATCTGACCAATTGTAAGAACCATTGCTGGAATCTGATTAACCATTCCCTGCACTGCACTACGTGGCTGGCAAGGATAGCCATCGAATCCTTCTTTGGTGTGATGTAGTACTAGCACTGCTGCGTTAGTATCTCTGGCTAAGTACTTGAGTTCTTTCATAACGGCACGCATTGCGCCGAACTCATCGTACCCATCCATTGCTACATCCATAAGATTGTCTACAACAATAAGAGTTGGACTCTTGCCCCACACTGTCTCAAAGGCTGAGACTTCATCATCTAAGTCTTTAAGTGTAGGGCTAGATTCAAATGACCAGAACAAGTGGTTGTTCAGTTGTAGTATCTCATGTGATTTTGTTGGATTGTTTTTAAGTAACTGTTCTGCTGCTGCCTGTGTCATCTTGCCTGTCATAGCAATCAAACGCATAGCCATAGTATGTGCATTGGTATCTGCTGAAAAGTAAAGTGTAGGATGTTTTGTTTTAGCAGCGATAGCCAATGCAACTGATGACTTACCTGCACCTGGGGTGCCTGCAACTACAGTTACCTCTGCTCTACGCAGAATAATTCCTGCTCTTTCAAACGCCGCAAAAGCGGGTGGCAATGGTTCGCCACCCACCTCTGCTTTGTTTATAGAGCGTCTAAGTGTTTTCACTTAATCTGTTCTGGAACGAATGTGTTCCACTCTGGTGACTGAACCACAACATACTGGTTCTTGCACTTATCAAATGCACCCTTTGGTGCTGGGCAGAAGTAACCTTTGTAAGGCTTACCATCTTTACCCATACCTTGGATTGCTGTCATCTTACCGTGAGCGCAACCGCGCCCACCAATAGATGCTACTGGTGCTGGCTGTGTATATTCTTGGGCAGGAACTGATGTTCCCCCTAGTGTGTCAATGATATTGCCACCTAGTGCTGCTGCTACTGACTGAACTGTTGGTGCTGGTGCTGATGCACCACGCACTGCTGATTCTAGTTCCTGTGCTGCTGATGCAATTGCTGCAATTGAATGTGCAACAATATTATCTAGTTCGTCTCCGCTTTCTGCTCGGACTGTTACTAGAGAACCTGCTGCTGTCTTAACTGTGATACTGATTGGTGCTTCTGTGCTAGGCACTATCTTCTCCTTGCTCGAATGGAGTAGCCAAACCTTTTTGGTCTCGCCACTTTCTTACCTTCATTGCAAACTGTACGCCTTTCCATCCTTCTTTGATGTCAACCCATACTAGTTTGCATGTTCCTGTCCCTGCTGGGGCATGAACAATGATTGCTTTATCTTTATTGATATCGCCCCATGTTCCACGGGTTCCCGTATCCGTCATGTACGGGGACCCGTTAGCGTAGATTGCTAACTGCATAGCGATATTATTTGGGTGGTCAATACGACCTGTCTTAAGGTCTGCAATGAATCGTTCACCCTTATACTCAACAACTCTATCTGGTGTGCCTGCAATTTTATACTTGTCTAGCACTGTGAATTGCTCAATGTAAATCTTAGTAAGAATCTTTGTTGCTGATTCATAGGCTTTGATGTCACCCATCCACTGTTCTGGGAATACACCTAGGTCTAAACCTAAGTCTAGTTTTTCTGTTAGTGCGTGGATTGCTGTGCCGATAGTGGCTGCTTTGCTAGCGCCTGCTACTTCCATTGCTTCTTCAATGTAAGCGTTAACTAACTTGTTGTTATCTGCTGCTACACCAATGGCTAATAATATATCTGGTCTGCTTGTTAATCCTATTGCTGCCATTCGCATTTTCCATGCTGTCAATGCAGAGGCATCATCTAAACTATTAGCGATGGTAGTTGCACGTGTGTAAGCAACTGCTTTACCACCTGTTGGAGGAACAACCATTGGTCGTCCATATCTATCTCTTTCAATTTCTGTTGGCATTTCTCTCCTTGTTGATTGATGTCCCGTGTTCGCAGATGGCGGGACCACCCATCCCCAAGTCTAACACATAGTAGAAATGAATAAACACCTATGCGTTAGATAGCGACGACTGATGGTAGTTAAGAGAGCGACACTACTCTCTTTCGATTCCATACACTTTTACATCTTGGTCATGTACATCAAAGTTGTATCCACTTACTTCAATGTTGTCATTAATAATATCTTCAACTTCTTCAGGGGAAGAAGCGTTGATATTAGTAACTGTAACTGTAATCTCTACAGTTGCTGACCAAGTTGTTACCAGTGCATCTGAACCGATTGACTCTAGCAATTCGTTAACATCGTCACGTGTAACGGTTGCTTCATCACCACCATCTTCAAATGCTTCAGTAAAGAAATCATATACCTTAGCGCGAGTGCCAGCAAGTTTCCTGTATGACTCTTGCGCTTCTGCTTGTACTGATTCTAGTTTTGCTTTAGTTGCAGTCTCACTCTTGATTAGTTCTTTGAGTGATTCTTCTGTGAAGTTGTAAGTAATTCCATCTACTGTAATTGGGTTTAAGTACATGTTTCTCCTTAGATTGAGAGCAGTTCTAGTGCTCGTAGTTTAACACCATCATTGCGTCCTGCCAAGGTAGCAATGCTGGCATCTCTGTGGGTATGGTGGTCTGCGTATTCAACTACTGCTTGCCACAAACCAAACTCTGTATTGCGGATATTTTCCTGCGTTGGGCTATCTGAGTAGATAGCAAATGCTTTCTGCCGTGCATTGAGGGCACGGGACTTAGCATTCTTTTCACCCTTGCTGAGTAGGTGCATAGGTGATTGCTCAATCTTGGTAGGCAATGCCCATACTTTCTTGAAGTATGCGGTTGCTTTGTTAATGTCTGCCTCACGCTGGATGAGATGGTTAGCCAGGTCGCTATACATATCAATGCTTGAGTAGGTTAGGTCAAGAATGTTTCGCATATCAGATACTGATAGCACTGCGTTCTGAGTATGACGCAGGGTATAAGTATGTGCTTTGTTCTTAGCCTTGAAGATACGATTGATTTGGTTTGAACACCACAATCGTTCAATGATAGGGCGTAGTACTACTGATGATGAACCATCATGACTGGTCTTGGCTAGCAAGAAGGCAGCATGTGGGTCGCCCTTGATTTCCATTTCCTTTGGTAATGACATGAGCATCCAGACTTTTGCTCCGTCATCGTACTCACCTGCTGCTGCATAGCGAGCCTCGCCTGAATCAATCAATCCATCTAATGAGCCAAAGACTTCAGAGTTCTGAAAGACTTTGTACTTGTTGCCCACTACACCAATGACTGACTCTTTGCCATTGTGTTTCTTTACTACTGCTTGCTTCTTGGGTACATGCATGAACTGCTCTGTATGCATGTCTGACAGGCTGACTGTCCAGTCAAGTCCTGCTTGCTGTGCTACTTGTGCTGCGCTTGTTGCCTCAACTGCTACGCCTGCTTTCTGCCAGGCTGAGCGGTTTGGTTTATCTACTACATCTGCTGTAGTCATGTGTCCCTTTCTTTACCATGAAGCCTGATACTCGAAGGCCCATCCTTCGGGTACATCTTCAATGAGTTTGCTGAGCATGGCTGAGGTGTTCTCTATTTGCAAGAAGTACCACTCGTCATACTCTGTGCTACCAAAGAAGAATCCTGCACCTGTTGGTAGTAGTTCTTCCGCTTTGGTATGGTCTGCTAGTACCTCTTCGCATAGTATCTTTAAATCAATTAAAGAACTACGAGGTACATAGATTGGCTGACAGTTATCTTCTCCACCTGCTAAGTTCTCAATGAACCAGTTGTGGATAGAGTTAGCCTTGCGCCAGTAGCCCACCTGCAAAGATACTTGTGCATACGCAAAACTATCTGCTGGTGCTGCCCATTCTGTTGCTCCCACAAGGGAGGTCAGAATCTTGTAGTCAGGGTTAGCCTTGTTGGTTGGCTTACCCTCTGCATCTGGTATCCACTCAAAGGAAGAGATACCTTTACGTGCATATAGATACATGTCTAATCCC